TGTGTTGCCATAAGCCGTGCAATATGATCTTCTAGATCTGCACCCTCGACGTTGTCTTCTAGAGACTCAGTTGAAAGTTCCCAATCTAGACGAAGCTTTTTGGTTGTGAGAGAGATCTTTGAGAACTGTACGGCAGAGTTTACCCCAGTGTTATCTGCTTCAGAGGCAAGCCTCATAAGCTTTTCGCCAACTCCAATACGATCAATCTCTGTTGTATCTGACTTCATACGTACTGTACGAGCCACTTTACCGATTACTGTTGCATCGAACATGTAATCTAAGAATCTTGCGGATTGCTCAGGATTGAGCAAGCCTCCCTTACCCTCGGAACCTACGTGAATTCCAGTGGTAGGGTTTGCTGAACCTGACATGCCACCTATTACGGTTGTGTTAGTTTCAACTGCTTTTGCTAATAGTTCATTACTCATTAGTTTTTCACCATACCCTTATTTTGTTAATTCGCTAACGGAACCGAGGAAAGTGCCGTTCCATTTTGATTTTGATTTCTGTATTACAACCTGAGACCCGCCAAGGTCAGAGGACTTCTTGATTGCAGTGTCTGATTCAACTGCGTCTACTCTCTTTTCAACAGTGTCCATAATTGATTTAATGGAGCTTACTGCGTTTGAAAGTTCTGTGTGCTTTTCTGCTAATTCTGAAATTCTCAAATCGACATTCTTACTAAAAGTTTCGACTGTCTCCTTGATTGTTGAAACCTGAGCAGCGTTTGCCTCAGAGGCTTTTTCCAAAGTCTCTGAGAAGAAACCCTTAAGGTCGCCTAGCATTTTAACAAAATCAGGGCTTGAATCCTGATTTGTTAGTTCTGCTGATTTTTCCAGAACTTCGGCAGAAGTTACTTCAGCTAAAACTTCAGTAGATTCTTCTACTGTTTCGGCAACTACTTCAATAGGTTCCGCAACTGGTGTTGCTTCTTCTACTTCTGGAGATGCTTCGGTTGTTGTATTAAGCTTTTCCACTTCATTTCCTCCTTCTGCAATTGCCTTAGCTAGATTTTTATTATCCTGTGGCAATGTTTGCAATCTTGATCTACGTGAATCAAGAATCTTATCTATTTCTTTTGATTTGTTGGAATCATTTGATTCCACCCATCCGATCAATTCTGTTTTCTTTCCAGTAACTGGAGATATGTATTCAGACTCTGTTGACATAAAAACAGAATCACTTTCTGCACAATAAAAAATGTTTTCCATTTTAACGTCTGCAGCTATTCCCTTGAATATTAATTGACCATTAACTTTTTCAATAGAGACAATGTTGCAAAGTTCATTTGCTGGAGAGTCTACAATAGAAAGTTCTACAAGAGAATATTCTTTAATGAATCTTACTGATTTGCCTGTTGACTTATTTACTTCATCATCAGATTCAATAATCTTTCCGCCGATTGAAAATCCAGTTAGTGTTCCGTCTAAAACTTTCTCCCAAGTGTCTTGTGCACCTTTGGAGATATAAGCGTCAACATAGACACCGCTATAAAATTCTTTTGTTGATGGATCATAGAATGTCTCTGGTCTAAAAGATGCAACTTTGCCAACTGCTAGCGGCTGATGCATTTCTCTAAGGTTGCCTCTAAAGTTTTCGAAAGCTTTTACGCTTGCTTCTTGAGTAACAACATCACCAGTCTGGTCGATATTATCGAGGGTTGCAAAACCCGAGACTGTTCTTTTTTCTCTGTTGACCTTGGTAAATGGAATTGATAAATTGATAACATTTCCATGGGAAGACCAACGTGACTTTTCTATTGTCATATGTGTATATTATAGACTTGTATATATCTTAAGGCAAATAAGCAGTTGAGCAGAACTAGTCGACTTGTCTTCCGTCGCCTTTTGCATTTCGGCCTTCACCAGATTTATCTGGCGAATTAGAAGATCTTGCCTGGTCCCTCTCGCGGGATTGATTTGCCTGAGCTTTAATTTCGGCGGATTGAGCGGCTAAATCGACAGGCACATCTCCTCCTTCTCTAGGAACCATACCCATTCTAATTCTAATTTCATTAGGAGTTAATACCTGGAACCTTAAATATCTTTCATCTATTTGAGACTGGGTATTAGCATCAGTTAAACTTAATTCATTAAATCTAAGAATCAACGAATCTGTCATTTCTTCAATTATTTTATTTAACTTTTTCTCTAAATTTTCTTGGGCTGGGCGGCAAACCTGCTCTTTAAATGTCTTATCGGCATCCCTTGCCGCCGCTAAATTTATGCCAGCAGGGGTTCCAATTTTATTAACAGGGACTCTATGAGCCATTAATATTTCATCCCTATTTGAATTTCTATATTTTTCAAATGAGCCTTCTTGTGCGCCTGCTTCAATTGGTTCCATTTTAAATTCGGTTTTGGAGTCTGAAGAGTCTGGTGGTAATGGGATATATAGGGATCTGTGATTCTTCCCCTTTAGTCCCACCTGGAAAAACTCAAGCAATTTGCGTTCAGATTCTGCTGATAGCTTGGCACCCTTAACGGTAATAATATATCTTGGAACCGCCTTGTTTTCAAAATAATCCAAGTTATATTTGCCAGCAAATTCATTTCCTGCCATGGCATTTTGAGCTGCAATAATATCTGGAATTCCATAATAATTATTTTTTGGAGTATATTTCTTTATATGAATAATCTCATTTGGTCTATCTGTAATACCAGCAATTGGGTTTTCAGTTTTTTGATCCCCAAAATTTCTAAAAAATACAACCTTGCCGTATAGCAATTGTACAAAACCGTCCCTGTAGCGTCTTACACGCATTGTTTTTGAAGGTACGTGCCCGATGTACCCTATCTTGCCAGTCGTCGTTCTACCGACCTCCAGATAGCCATTACCAGTAGATTCTAGGTCGGTGTAGAACTTAATAAGAGTTTCCTTAAAAGTCTCATCATCATTGCAATCCTCTAGCCATTCATGCAGGTCTTGTTTAATCCTACTTAATTTCTTTCGAGCACGAGCTAATTGTTTTTCATCTGTTATGTCCTCAAAAGCATCAGTAGTTTTTCTTGACTCAATAAAATCAAAGCCCAGGCCTACTATATTTGCAACCTTTGCATTTATGGCTGCATAATTATATGGGGATATTTCGTAAATAGTTGAAAGGTAATCTAAATTATATTCTGGGTGAACAACGTCAAATTGAAGATATCCGCTTACCGCCTGCTGATATTGAAGTTGCTGACTAGAAGTAGCATCTTTACCAGTAAAAGCTTTTTGTAAATCTCTAGAAACTTTTCTCCTAAAAGATGGTCCAAGCCCTGAAACTTTTAGGATTTCTTCGCCCTCAATAGAAAAGGGATCTTCGTTTTTTTGAATTACTGGATTATTAAACTTCATCCAATCTTCAGAGTTTGATATCTCAATATTATTATTTATCATTTCTTCGTTGTAATCAATCATTTTTTTGGACCTTTCAGTTTGGCCATCTCGTCTTTATAAACTCCAATATCTAATGGGTCTGCAACTAGCCCCCACCTTAATCTTTGTTTTTGGTACTCAAACTCTTCGTCATCGATCTGTCTGCTTCCCTCAATAAACTTTGGCTGGCCTACGTCGATTCCGTAATGTCTTACCGCCTTGGCAAGGAGGGCTATTCTTTCTTTGTTCCCAATCATTGAAGGTATAGAAAGAAAATTTTCATCATCGTCGCCGATCCATCTTCCATCTGGCATTTCCCAAACATAAACCCCAAGCCTGGTTTCACCAGACTTCATTTTAGCGCTAGTTCTTTTTATATCCATAATTCCTTTATTCTATCACCTTTGCGGTCACAAGTCCAACTTTTTGTCACATGAGATGACAAATTTATAATATTTGTAGTACAATCCTGTCTCTTGAATAGGTGTCAATCGACTCTTCTGTCAAAGCTATTGAAGAGCCTGCTGCTATAGATGAAGGCTTTCCAATATATAAGTTATAATGCTCAGAATGGCTAATAGAGTCATTCTTGTATGTGGCTATATTTTGATATTGGTTATCATCTAAAACACCTGATCTTACGCCTAATAGCTGTTTTCCATTAAACCATAATTCTCCAGAAATTGCTGATGTGGTTTTAATTAATATATAGTTGGGCTCATCTATATATAAATAGGAGGATATGTTTGTAGCCGAGGATATATCTTGACCATTTATGTATATGTTACTGATATTTGATTTAGTTATTACTCCTCCTGCCGCCCAAGAAAGTGATGTCTCTGTTGATCCCGTTTTATTAAATATTAAATAGCCATTAGATAATGATTTTGGTGTGAATATCATTTCTATATTTCTGCACTCATCAATTGAGTCTGCAAAGAATGCCGAGGATTTTGGTCTGATCCCATTTTGATTATGTCTGAGCCCAACAAAAAAGTTATCATTTGACATATCAATATCCCACGTTGTTCCAGTGGTTGGCTGAGAAGTTGAAATTATGCTGCTGCCGTTATGGGCAAAAAGCCTTTTGTTTGAATATAGATAAATTTTTAAAGAGTACAGTTGTGGTCTGTAGACAAGGGCGTTTGTTGAAGTAAATACAAACTTAAAATATAATATTTTAGTAGCAGAGAAACTAGAGCCCTGAGTAAATCCTGGTATAGAGGAACCATTTGTACACAATGTCCACGGCCCAGTTTCAGAAGTCTCTGAAACATAAACAGAAACTCCTTCGGTTGCTACCCAATCCATTTTTGAAGACACGTAGGTTGTTGATACATTAAGAACTATATCTTCCACAAATTCTGCAGTTGTGTACCCATCATTTAAAAAGATTGATTTTTCATATTGATTATAATATAAAGCAGCATTGTCATAGACAAATTCTTCCCAGCTTTTTTGAATAGGATAAACGTATCTTGATTCTACATCCTGATATATTTCTGAAGATTTAATTAACTGGCCCATATCTGGCAAAACTATTTGCGCTTCAGTATTTAGAAAAAAGTTTGAATAATGAGATCTTATTGCATCTTCAGAAAGAGTATATCTATAAACAGCTATAGCATCAATTAAAAAATATTCGCCAGATAGGGCGGGACCACAAAATAGAGATAAAGAAGAATTTGTAAATTTCATAGATATTGATTTAGAAGCAACAAGATAACCATCAACATATAGACTCATTGAATCAATTGAATATATTCCAACCACATGTATTGCTCTATATGGATTGGGAACTGAATAATCAATTCTCTCTGATTCTAGTTTAAATACTATATTACCTTTATCCCAATATAATCCTATTCCCGCCGAATCTGCTAAAATTGGTGTAAGTGTTGTTAATGTTTTTGGATGAATCCATGCCTCTAAAGTAAAATCATTATCAGATGTATTTAAAGTAGCAAATCCTCCAGTTCCAACAGTTCCAGAAAAATCTTTTGAAATTGGAAATTCTGCATAATTTGTATTGCTAATTTTGTTTGCATGTTCTCCACCACTTACAATTGGCATTCCAGCTTTAGATATTTGACCAATATAAACACCATTGTTGCCGTTTCCAGATGAATCAAATGCAACGGATCCAGAAGACTCATCCATCTTCCAAAAAGCAAGTGGAGAGTCTTTGACTACAGCTAGATAATATGACATATATTTATTATACCTTTAATTAGACTGGATAACTAATTATAACTATTCCTGAACCACCATCGCCACCGTCTGAACTTGTATGAGCACCACCACCACCGCCGCCGCCAGTGTTTACTCCTCCATACCCAGCTTTTGCCGTGGGTGCGCCAATGTAACTACCATTTGCACCGCTATTCAATGCACTGCCACCACCTGTACCAGGAGTACCAGACTGTTCAACAGATGATCCACCGCCACCGCCTAATCCACCATTACCTCCTGTATGTCCGCTACCGCCAGTTCCAGCAGTTCCTCCGCCTCCGCCGCCCCAATAATAAGATGTTCCTAAAATTGAATTTGCAATTCCAACACCACCATTACCGCCAGTACCGCTAACTCCAGTTGTTCCTACCCCACCAGCACCGCCTCCGCCTCCGCCCGCGTGAGTTCCAGCTTGAGTTCCGCCTCCGCCGTTGTATCCTTCTACTGGAGAGTATGAGCCAGTGTTACCTGTTCCCCCTACTCCAGTGCTTTGACCGTGTCCAGATCCTCCTCCAGAACCTCCGCTAGTACCTCCTGTAAATCCTGAACCGCCTTTACCGCCACCTGTTGCGCTAATTGAACCAAATGATGAGTTTGCCCCGCTAGTGCCATCAGTACCACTAGTATCTACTGCACCAATTCCTCCAGATCCTATTGTTATAGTATACGCTTGAGCAGTTACTGATGTAGTTCCACTTCGTACTCCGCCTCCGCCGCCGCCTCCGCCAACGTGGCTTCCGCCTCCGCCTCCGCCTGCAACAACAAGATAGTTAGTGGTTAAGGACTGACTTGGTGTAAATGTTTGTGATGATGTAAAAATATGTATCCAGTTTGTTCCATCGGTTGTAATAGTTCCACCCGTTGCTTTAGCGGAACCTAAAGGCATACCTGTATAAAAATTATTTGAAGAAGTAAAGGTATGAATTGTGTTTCCACCTGATGTGGTTACAATTCCACCTGTTGCTCTTTGTGATCCTGAATAACTAACTACAACAATTCCTGAACCGCCTGCATAACCTTGGGATGTGTTATTGCCTCCTCCGCCACCACCAGTATTAGCAGTTCCATCTGATCCACCATTAGATTGAGAGTAACCACCGAGACCACCACCGCCTGAACCGCCCGATGATGCTGAATTATAACCAGAACCGCCACCGCCACCTGCATAAGTAGCTGATGAACCTGAAATACTTGTTGCTACGCCTGCTCCACCATTTCCACCAGGATTACCACTATTAGCGCCATTGCTACCAACTCCGCCAGCACCCCCGCCGCCTCCGCCGTTGTATCCTACAGACCCTCCACCACCAGCATACCCTTGATTAGAAGTACCTGCACCACCACCAGAGCCAACACTTGTTTGTCCGCCTCCGCCTCCAGAGCCACCAGTTTTTCCTACTGAGTTTGGACCGTTGGTTGGATTAAATTCTCCACCACCGCCGCCGCCGCCAATTGATGTAATAGTTGAAAAAACAGAGTCATTTCCAGAGTATCCAGGGTTACGCACGATGTTAACTGCAGAACCGCCAGCGCCAACTAAGACTGCAAAGTTAGTATTTGATGCTAAGGTTAAAGCAGATTCTAAAGAACCACCACCGCCTGTTGCGGTAACCGTTGAACGTAGTCCGCCTGCGCCACCTCCGCCAGAAGAGTATCCTCCGTTACTTGCTTTACCACCACTACCTCCTCCTGCAACAACAAGATAATTAACTACTATATTGGCAGCTGGAATTACAGCACTACTTGCAGCACTTGCTGCAGATGTGCCATTTGCATTAGTTGCACTAACCGTAAACGTGTAGGATGTTCCGTTTGTTAAACCTGAAACTGTAATAGGAGATGATCCTGTGCCTGTTAGGCCACCTGGGCTAGAAGTTGCTGTATATGTTGCAGCTGCGCCACCTGTTGC